AGCGACCAATAACGCTATCATAAACGGAATGTCAGAGCTAATCTATGGAAAAGGTATAGATGCTTCCGATAGCAATAAAAGACCTGAACAATATGCTCAAATGAAGTCCTTGTTCCAGCCAAAGACAATGAGACGAGTTTGCTCTGATTTTAAGATGATGGGCCAAGCAGCGTTTCAAGTCATCTATTCTAAGGATCATTCACGAATCACAGAGGTTCACCATATACCTATCGAAAGCCTAAGAGCTGAAAAATGCAATGAAGAGGGAGATATTGAGGCGTATTACTATGCTAAAGATTGGTATGATGTAAAAATGAAAAAAGAGACTCCTATGAGGATTCCTGCTTTTGGTTTCTCTAAGGATGGTATTGAGATTCTATACATTAGACCTTATCGTGCAGGTTATCACTATTATAGTCCAGTAGACTATCAAGGAGCTTTACCATTTGCATCTGTAGAAGAAGAGATAGCAAACTATTACATCAATGTAGTTCAGAATAATTTTAGTCCATCTATGCTCATAAACTTCAATAATGGAGTTCCTGATGAGAATGCAAGGTATGAGATAGAGCAACGCATAGCGCAAAAGTTTGCAGGCACATCTAATGCTGGTCGTTTTATTTTAGCTTTCAACGACTCTAAGGAGATGGCTGCTGATGTTACCCCAGTAAGTTTATCTGATGCAGCAGACCAGTATCAGTTTTTGTCAGATGAGGCATCTAAAAAGCTAATGGTAGGTCACAGGGTTACATCTCCTATGCTTTTAGGAATTAAAGATCAAACAGGGTTAGGAAACAACGCAGAAGAATTAAAGACAGCAAGTGAGCTTTTTGAGAATACTGTCATCGCTCCTATGCAAGAAACAATTCTTGATGCTTGTGATGAGATACTTGCTTACAATGAGATCGCTCTAAACCTTTATTTCATCACTTTACAGCCACTATCTTTTAAAGAGAATGTAGTTGTTGACCAAGAGACAAGAGAGCAAGAGACAGGCGTTAAATTAAGCTCAGTAGACTTGAAAAAACCTTGTCAATCAGGATATGAGCAATATGGAATGAAAATAAAAAATGGCAAGAAAGTTCCTAATTGCATTCCAATCAACAATAGCGAAGATGTCAAGCTAAAAGAGATTGATGGTCAAAAGGTTTACAACACAAAAGAAGAAGCAGAAGCTGCTGCATCTGCAAAAGGATGTCAGGGATATCACGAACACGAAGAAGATGGTGTTATTTTCTATATGCCTTGCTATAGTCACGATGATATTAAAGCATTAGACGATGATGAATATGGTAAAATCTATGAATCTTTAAGTGAGCTTGGTGAAGATATAGATTTAAACGAGTGGGAGCTTATTGAAGAGTCTGCTGTTGATTACGAACATGAAGCTGCAATCGATAAGATGTATAGTTTTGCATCTACAGGCACAGCTCGACCAAACGCTAAGAGTGTACAGGATGGAATTACTCCTGATGGCAGACCATACAAAGTGAGATATCAATATACTGGAGGGCTTCAAGAAAACACAAGAGATTTCTGTCGTATGATGGTCAATGCTAAGAAGATATATCGCAAGGAAGATATTGTCTCAATGAATAGTGTTCAGCTTAACTATGGCTGGGCAGAAAAAGGCAAGCAGTCAGAAGGCTACTCAATATGGTTCTACAAAGGTGGAGGGGCTTGTCATCATTTTTGGATGCGGCAAGTCTATATGGGTAAAGAAGGCGCAAAGAATGTAGATGCTAAAAGTCCAAAAGCAGAAGTAGGAGTAAATAAGGCAAAAAGAGAAGGAGCTAAAATTGTTACCAATGATCCTAAAGTAGCAAAAAGACCAATCGATATGCCAAATGAAGGATTTGTAAACCCAAGATAAACTATGGCAACAGCATTATTTATATCAAGAGAAGACTTAGTACGAAACACGCTGATTTCAGGGAACTTAGATGTTGACCGTTTTATACAGTTTATAAACATTTCGCAGACTATACACATTCAGAACTTTACAGGAACAAAGTTGTATGATGCAATCAGTAATATGATTATCAATAACACACTTACACAGGCTGACAATCCTAATTACCTAAAATTAGTTACTGATTATATACAGCCAATGCTTATCCAATACGCAATGGTGGAATATCTTCCTTTTGCAGCTTACACAGTAGGCAATGGAGGCGTTTACAAGCATACTTCAGAAACATCTGTAAGTGTTGACAAGTTAGAAGTAGATTATTTAATTGAAAAATCTCGCAAGTTAGCAGAGTATTACACAGAGAGATTTACAGATTATATGATTTACAATCAAAATCTTTTTCCTGAATATACAACTAACAATCAAAGCGATGTCTACCCTGACTACACAGTACAAAACACAGGTTGGAACTTGTAAGAAGACTTACAGGCCAAAACTAGAAAATCAAAATAAATTAAAAACATTCTTAAACAAAAAGAAAAAATGAGTTTTATAGAAATTTTTAAAGACAACAACGACTGGAATGAGAAAGTAATCATTGGAGCTTGTAGTTTTTTCGTATTGGTATTATTTGCAGGTATTGATCTCGTTACAGGGATTTATGGTAAAGAGTTAATTGTTAGTGATACAATATTTCAAGCCTTCGTCATTATTACACTTGGTTCATTCGGAATCGCTTCAGCAGAAAACATTTTCCCATCTAACAAAAAACCCTGCGACTGTAACAAATGAAAGACAAAGCCAAAACTGAAGGTAAGCTAGATAGCTTAATGGAGAGCGTAACAAAAAGAAATTTATCTATTTTAGGTGAAGAGACTACGTTTGGTTTAACTGTTAAAAGTTTAATTGCTATTGCCATAGGTATCGCCTCTTTTGTTGGTTTGTATTATAATCTAGATGCACGAATTTCGACAAATGCAGAATTAGGAGTAAAGTTGCCTGAACCAGTAGTATCTCGAACAGAATTTGAATTAAAAGACGAACTTGTAAGAGAGTCTGTAATGGAAACAAAGAAAGACATTCATGACATAAAATTGCAAATGAATAGAATTGAAGATCGCTTGTATGAAATTAAAATTTCAAGATGAGACAGTTTCTGTCTATTCTACTGATTTCATTTGGGTTTTTTTTTCAGACCACAAATAAAGATTTAGAAAAAGACTTAAACAAGGATTTGTTGATTATAGAGTACAACGCTCCTTTTAATTTAAAAAACGCCTACAAAGGCTTTGATTTATTATCAGGAGTAAGCAAAAACAGAGTTTGCATTGAAACAAGTCCTAATCAAAGAAAAGATATGGCAATTAAAAATGTACCTACGTTAATTCTATTCTTAAACAATAAAGAAGTCAGTCGGTGGACAGCAGGATTAGATATGCAAATACACACATCAACACAGGACATTCAGAGCGTAATTAATAAATACTAAGTAAATGAAGCTATCTAAGAACTTTTCTTTAGCTGAGATGACTCGTAGTGCCACAGCTAAGTCGATAGGCCTTGACAATACGCCTAATGAGGCTCAAATAGAATTTTTAGTTGAGCTATGTGAGAAGGTATTGCAACCTGTACGCAATGAGTTTGGGCCTGTAATAATTAATTCAGGATATAGAAGTCCAAAATTAAATGCTGCAATCGGTGGTAGCTCATCAACCTCTCAGCATTGTTGTTTAAATGGCGCAGCAGCAGATATTTATTTTAAAGAAGATAGGTCTAAAGTTTTTCATTGGATTAAAGAAAATTTGATATTTGACCAATTAATTTGGGAATTTGGTGACGAAAATGAGTCACTTGATAGTGATGGGCCAGCATGGATTCATGTTTCCTACAATTATGGTAAAAATAGAAATCAAATTTTAAAAGCAGTAAAACGAAATGGCAGAACAAAATACCTCAACTTTTGAAGATTTTATAAATGAATTGGAAAACAAAACTAAAAACACAAGTTGCAACATTGATAGTCCTGATGATTGTGACTCTTGTGGTAGTTAGTGGGTGCGGTATTGCTCAACATACCCAGCAGAGTGTAACTGTACAGGACACAGTTGTAATCACAAAGGAAAGAACTCTTCACGACACGCTAACAGTCCAAAAGGACACAATAATTTACCAAGACAGGGTAAAGGTAGAAGTAAAGTGGCTAGAAGGTGAAAGGGTTTTTGTTAATGCAGAATGCCCAACAGATACTATAAGAGTAGAAAAAATAAAGATTGTCAACCAAAAAATAGTAGAAAAAAGACGAGGTTGGGAATTTTATGCTGGACTAGGTATTTCAATACTATTTCTTTTGGTCATAGTTAAGGAAGTTGTAGGAAAGGTCTTTTAAGACCATTTTAAAGCATTCTAATGGCATATTACCCTGTTTGTGGTATGTTTGTATGGTTCACATAAATTAAATGCCTTAGATAAAAGAAAAATGCCTTAAAGACATTATTGCTTTTTTTTTAAAGTTTATTTGGTAGTGTAAAATTAATTAATATTTTTTACTAATTAGTTAGTATTATTATTACTATCTATTAATTATTATTAGTTATTATTATTAGTTAATTAGTTAGTAATTAGTAGTTAGTAGTTATTTATGAAAGAAGAATGGTATTTTTTATATTGGGATGAATTACCTAGTTTTGTAGTAGATGAGGAAAACTCCGAAATACTACGTTGGAAAATATAAGAAAATTGAAGCGTTTGACGTTGTCCTAGATTTTCAAGAAAATAACTATAATTTAGGAACTGCGATTACTTACTTGTTAAGAGCAGGTAATAAGTCAAATAATCCAATGACTCAAGACATCCAAAAAGCAATAGCGCATTTGGAAAAAGAACTAGAACATCAACAATTTAAAAATAAAAATCACTTTGAATACTTCAAGAGTCACCACGCTTCATCAACTAAAACAGACAGACAAGATGGAATGGCAATATTATACGAACAAAGCGAAGAGGAGAAAAATTGATTTCTTATTAAAAGAAGCTGCATTAACATTTGCTAACTGTGCAAATAACAGTAAAGCAAGAATTGATGCAAAAGAGAAAGAGCAGCAAATATTATCTGAAATAAATAAAATTGATCCCCACTTTGCCGAATCATGCGGTTATCGAAATTGAAGTTGGAAAGGTAACTTCACTAAATATGTTCTATGCTTCCAAGCATTGGATCATTCGCAAGAAAGCAAAAGATAAGTTTTCTGCGGAAATACTTGAGCAACTCAACAAGTACGATAAAATAAAATTTAAATCAATTACAGTCAAGGTAGAAACGAATCTAAGGTATGACATAGACAACTGCATAATGGTTGCTAAGTTTGCGTTAGATGCTTTTAAAGACTGGGGAGGTATTCCTGACGATACAAAGGAGTTTGTTCCTAAGTTAACTATGGAATACAATCCTAATCTTGAAAAAAATACATCTAAAGTTTTTTACAGAGGACTTGTTTCATAAAAATTTTATGACTACTATTGTAGTGTTCAATCATAAAATTAATTCAAATGAATTTATCACACGAGGCTAAAGATGCCTTAATAGATTATCAAGCAGCGCAAATTGAAACGCTCAGAAAGCGTAATACATTTCTTGAGAAGTTGCATCTAAAAAACCCAAAGAAGTTGCATGATGAAAAATCCAAAGAGGATGAGCAACAATTTAATTACATTTATACTAAATATTAAAACACAATGGCAAAAATTATAAGTATAGCTGATACAGGAGAGATGTGGAATGAGTTCCATATTTTAAATGTTCAATTTGATGATGGTGGTGGAGGAACTGCTTTAGCAAAATCCACAACACCTCCCTACAAAGTCGGAGACGAAGTAGAATACACTAAAAAAAGCGGTGGTGGTATTAAGATACAGAGAGACCAAACACCATATCAAAAATCAAACAATAGTTCTAATGGTTCAGGATCAGGTAATGACAAGTCTGAACAGATTGCACGAGCTGTTGTATTTAAAGGAGCAGTTGATTTGGTAGCTTCTAGCAAGTTAGATATTAAAAACATTTCTGACTTTGTTGATAAGTACCTTCCTGTATTGACTGGAGAGGTCAAGGTTAACACCTACAAAGACCACTTCGAGTCTGAAGGCTCTGCCGACAATTTACCATTTTAAATAAAGCCCTACTTCGGTAGGGTTTTTTTCTTTTCTTTACATTTACTATGCCAACACATCCTGCACTTGCAAAAAGTGGAGAGGTATTCGACTATCTCCAAAAAGCCAAAAAAGGTTTAATTCCTGAATCATCAAAATTCGGTCATGCTGAAATTGATGACTATTTGAGATTTAAGCGAGGTGAGTTTGTAATATGTACAGGTCATGCTAATGTTGGAAAGACTCACACAATGATTTATCTGATGTTAATGCACACTCAGAACAACGGAACAAAGTGGTTGATCTACTCTTCAGAGAACGATGTAAAAACATTACAGAGAAAGCTACTAGAATTTTTATGTGGTAAGCAGATAAAATACATTGATGACTCGGAGTTTGCAAGGCATTATGATTATATACAAGGGCATTTCCAGTTTATTGATCCTGACAAACTATATGATGTTTTTGATTTGTTGGAAACAATGCAAGACATTTATGACGAATGGCCATTTGAAGGCTCTATGATTGATCCATATAACTCATTGAATATAAATCAAAAGAAGTTAGGAAAGATATCATCACACGAATATCACTACGAGGCAGCATCTCATATTAGATTGTTTTGCAAGAATTTAAATGCTACATTGATACTTTGTTGTCATCCAAATACAGAAGCGTTGAGAAAATTACATTACAAAGGACATCCTTATGAGGGCCATCCTATTCCTCCAATGGTTAGTGATATTGAAGGGGGTGGCAAGTGGGGAAATAGATGCGATCTCGCAATTTCGTGTCACAGGTATACCCAACATGAGACTGACTGGGTTTATACAGATATACACATAAGAAAAGTAAAAGATATGGAATCAGGTGGCAGACCTACTCCTTTAGAAAGTCCAATACGAATACAATCAATGAAAGGAAATGTTGGTTATTTTGTAGGTCACAAAACTTTAATAAATTTACCTAAATCAAAAAACGATTCAGATGTTCCCTTTTGACAGCTCCTTTAACGAATTACACATAAGAGAAAAGCTCATCTTGTTTGGTGACCATTTGGTTTGGTTGAATGATTGCGCTATGCAAGAGAAAAATTTAGAAATTCAAAACGAGATAATCAATCAAGTAATTCAGCTAACTGATGTGATGAGATGTTTGGAATATTTCATGGATTATGAAAGGACTGCAAACAGTAAAATTCAAGAAAGAAGTCTAGACCTAGCAAAACTAAAACTAGAAAACAGAGATTTAAAAGAAAGAATAAGCAACTACGAAAAGGCACTAGACAATGCAGCAGAAAATATTTAGAAACATACAACCTAAAGACACTTTTCAAGCTGTAAAGACTGGTGAACATTTTACAGTCATATCACGATCAACATATTATTGCGGTAAGTGTGATTGTAAACCTTTGCAACCTTGCGATAAATTTAAAGAAATGTCATTTGTTGTCGTGAGATCACACAGAGGCAAATGGAATTTTTCACTTAAAGAAATAAATGCTAAATTTGATACAGACGATATACGATGGACATAAACAAACTCATACTAGCCAAGAACTCTTTTTTTGAAGGTGTAACCAGTTTAGACCGAAAACGAGAAAATGTATATCTAAGAGCAGCTTTTGCAAATGCTTTTAGACCTATTTCAAGAGTCATTGATCTTGGTGCTGTTTTACACAGGGATCACTCATCAATTATTTACTATTGTAAAAATCATGAGTCAAACATTAAGTATGATGATTACAAAAAAATATATGATAAGGCTTTAGAAGTGAAAAATCAATATATTGATGAAGATGAAAATTTAAATATTGATTTACTTTTGTCATCAATAAAAGAACTAAAAGAAAAAATAAGACTCCAAGAAAAAACAATAGAAGATTTAACAACGTACAAGGTAAAGTATGAAAATATAAGAAAGGTCTTATGAATTACAGTATTCGCCTCATCCCCATTCTAGGTTTTATGGTTGGACTCAATTATCTTGATTTCTCAGGGGGTGAGAGCGAATACGATGACCTTGAGATATTCGGCAGCAAGAAGGAACTGCAAATAGGACTAGGACTATTCATTTTACAAATTGTGTGGTGATACTAGAGCTGCTATCACAACGACACGAGGAATGGCTTAAAATGGCTAGGTCGTTTGGTACGGACACAAATGAAGCAGAAGACCTTGTTCAAGAGATGTACTTGAGAATGTATAAGTATGTTGACAACCCTGAAAGAATTATGTACAACGAAACAGAGGTAAACACTTATTTTGTGTTTGTTGTATTAAGAAATTTATTCTTTTCATCTAAAAAATCATTATCTTATTTGGCAGCTTTACACATTGAAGAGCTAAATGAGCTAGATGGAGAGATGGAAGATGTGAATTATGAATTTGAAGAAGCTCATAGAAACTTAATTGATGACCTGTGGGCAGAAGTCGAAACGTGGCATTGGTACGACACGAAGTTATTTAAGTTGTACCATAATACGGACATGACGATAAAAAAGTTATCGGAAGAAACAAAAATTAGTGAGCGTTCAATTTGGAATACATTAGACAATGGAAGAAAAAAAATCAAACAAAGGCAAGAAAAAAGCTACGAAATCTACAAAAAAGCAAAGAAGTAAAGGTTTAGGAGATACGATAGAGAAGATAACAAAGGCAACTGGTATAAAAGCAGCAGTTGATGCGTTTGTGGATGCAACAGGAATTGATTGTGGTTGTGATAAGAGAAAAGAAAAGCTAAACGAGATATTCAGATACAGACAGCCTGAGTGTTTAGTCAAGGAAGAATATGATTTTCTTGAAGTGGTTCTGCCTAAAAATATAATAATGGCAGAAGAGCAAGAGGTTATAAATAAAATCTTCAACAGAGTCTTTCACAAAAACGTACAGGTAACAAGTTGTGGTTCTTGCTTACAATCTCGCATTGATCAACTGAAGCAAATATTTGACACCTATGGTGACGAATAGCAGAAGGAGATATTCAAAGCAACAAGGAGACTTATCTGAGAAGAGATTTATTCAAGCCTGCGAAAAAGTAGGATATGAAGTAAAAAAAGCAACAGTCAAAGAAGATATCTATTCTCATATTGATTACTGGGTAAAGCGCAGAGGGGATTGGTATGGTGTAGATGTTAAAGGCAATCGCCATCCTAAAACTATTTGGGTAGAGTTTCAAAACGTCAGAGGTAAAACTGGGTGGCTACATGGCGAAGCAGAATTTATTGCATTTGACATAGCAGAGGAAGGTGGTTTTTGTGTCGTGCGTAGAGAAGAACTTAAAGAGTGGTGTGTTATAAATGTGGATTCAGAGTTTGTAACTAAAGAAAACGCCTACAGAAAACTTTATCAGAGAGATCAGAGAAAAGATGTACTAACCAAAATACACCTAACAGATTTGCAAGAATTAAAGTCATTTAAATTACTTAGGTATGCCACTATCTAAACCAAACAACGAAAAAGAGTCAGATTTTATTCCACGCTGCATGGAAGAAATGAAGGGAGAGTTTCCTGATCCCAAGCAACGGATGGCAATATGTATTACTCAATGGAAAAAAGGAACGAATTTAGAGCTTGAATCTTTTTCAGATTACCCTGAGTCTGTATCTAATAACGCAAAGAGAGGCATTGAGCTAAACAAAAAGTATGGTAATAAATGCGCCACAGGCATAGGAAAAAATCGTGCAGCCACTTTGTCAGCAAAACGACCACTATCGGTCAAAACCATTAAAAGAATGTATTCATACTTATCACGAGCAGAGGAATACTATGACGAAGGCGATACAAGTGCTTGTGGTACTATCTCTTTTCTGTTATGGGGAGGTCTTGCAGGTAAGCGTTGGGCAGGGAGTAAGCTAAAAAAACTAGGCTTACTATAAATTTTTAACATTTTTTGTTGGGAATAAAGAAATAATTGTTATCTTAGAAGAGTTCAATTATAAAACTATTCTAATGAAAATGAAAATTAAATGTAATGTGTGCGACAAAAGTCCAGTACACACATTGCCTAATCCTGAATCTGTTTCAAAAGGAACAGAAGTATTATGTTCTAGTTGTAACAAATGGCTTGCAACTGCATCAAAGTCTTATGGAGTCTATGGTAAACCTGTCATGGAATGGGAGGTAGAATACGATGAATATTATGATGAAGATAAAGATGTTATATATGAAAATTATCCTGTTGAATATATAAGCTAATGAAAAAGAAACTAACACTACAACACTACATCGCATATCTAGTCGCAAGCGTTTTGATGTGCCTAGTATTTTTATTACCTCTTGCTGGTACTGCATTAATTAAACATATATTTGGTTTATGATACGTTTAGAGGTAGCATACACAGAAAACGCAGGAAGGTTTTACAGAGGCCATCTAACTGTTAACGGAGAAAACATTGAAACTTTTAACTGGTTGCATGAGGTCAATGAATACCTAGTAGAAAAAGGTTCAAAGGTTGTATTCCCACAAGGAACAGATGAAGGCGATATTTATGACATTCAAAAGAAAGCTACAGATCAAGTAGGCTTCTTAGTTATTGCTCACGATGCAATGGATATATTATGATAACATTACTCAATGGAGATACTTGGGATAGAGATGCTCTAATCAAAAAAATGTATGATGATGACTTTTATTATGGTCATCTAGGATCAGCAGCGATGAGTTCATCAAGTATAAAGCTATTAAATCAGAGTCCTAAGACATACAAATTCGTAACACAATACGGACAACAAACAAGCTCTCCAGCTTTAGAGATAGGCAACTTCATCCATACAATGGTTCTAGAGCCACATCTAATAGAAGAAAGGTTTCATATAGTCAATGTGCAAAGCAGGGCCTCTAAGGCCTACAAAGAAGCAAAGGCAAAATCCAGTAAAATCGTATTAACAGCAAAAGAACACGACCAAAACATGAGGATCGTAGATGCTGTATTAAGGAATGAACACGTTTTATCAATGATAGGAGGTTGTGATTTTGAGATTCCAGCGATAGATATGTTAGAGGGTTATGCTTTCAGAGGTAAGGCCGACATATATGATGCCAAACATAGTTTTATTGCAGACCTTAAAACAACTCAAGACCTAAATAAATTTGAATGGTCGGCAGACAAATATGGATATGACGTACAGGCATTCATTTACACAGAACTATTTAATGTTCCATTCTCTAACTTTCACTTCATAGCAGTAGACAAAAACACATTAGACATTGGAATCATAGGAATGGAGCAGTCATTCATAAACAAGGGCTATAAGAAACTAAAAGAAGGATTAGAGAGATATAAAGAATTTTTCGTTAATCATAATGACATTGACTCATACACTTTAAGAATGACATTAACATGAGAGAAGACTTTATCAGGATCGCAATGGCGCAACTAAGAGGCAAATACAAATACAAACCTCAGAGACTAGCTATGGCAGCTTTGATGTATCGCAAATGGATAGAGAGGCAAGTCAATAAATGACAACCAATAAAAGAATACTCAGAAGCGAGAACAGGAGAGGAATACAAAATCACGAAAATCCTAACGCAAGAAAATCAGAACCTTTTGGATTAAGTGATGGTAAATTAAAGTTTGGAAAGTATAAAAGAAAACACATAAACGATGTTTCAAAAGATTATATTAAATGGATAATCGATACGTTGGAATTAGCACCCACTCACAAATACATCTTACAAGATTTACTTAAAGGCAAAAAGTATATCTAAATGAAAAAACACACCAAGCTCTACTTAAAGGAAATGGGATACGATGAAACTGATTTTATACCTTGTGAAGTTTGTGGAGCTAAAGCAATAGACATTCATCACATAGAGGCTCGTGGAATGGGCGGTACTAAAAAAAAAGACACCATTGACAACATTATGGCTTTGTGTAGAAATTGTCATTATATTTATGGAGATAAAAAAGACCTGAAAGAATGGTTACAAGAAATCCATAAATGTAAGTTACTTAATAGATGAAGGTTGGCATAAACAAAGTATTTTCAAACACAAGCAATCCAAGAATTATAAAGGATTACAAGTTTAAACAACTTGTCAAAAGCATTAAGGAGTTTCCTGAGATGCTTGAGAAGCGACCTATTGTTGTTGATGAAGAAATGAAAGTTCTTGGTGGCAACATGAGATTAAAGGCTTGTCGAGAAGCTGGATTAAAAGAAGTACATATTGATATTGTTAAAGATTGGTCTGATTCTCAAAAGGAGCAGTTTATAATAAAAGACAACGTAGGTTTTGGTGAATGGGATTGGGAGATATTAGCAAATGAATGGAATCCTGAAGAACTAGAAGAGTGGGGACTCGAAGGTTTCCCTTTTGAAGATGAGGTATTAGAAGCAGAAGAAGATAACTATGAAGCACCAAGCGACATCCAAACCAAAATACAACTTGGAGATTTAATAACCATAGGAGAACATCGATTACTATGTGGAGACTCAACGGATAGTGATCAGGTGTCAAAGCTAATGAATGGAGAAAAGGCAGATGTGGTATTCACAGATCCTCCTTATGGAATGAATGCAGTGTCAAAAAGCGGTGTTTTAAGTAAAAATTATAATTCAGACATACTTGGTGATGATAATACAAATGCCGCAAAAGATTCATTTAATTTAATTTATTCTTTATTCCCAAAAGCAATTCATATTTGGTGGGGTGCAAATTATTATTCAAGTTGCTTACCTGATTCAGAGTGTTGGATTGTTTGGGATAAAAATAATGGTCAAAGCGATCAAACAGATTGTGAACTTGCTTGGTCAAACGCAAGAAGTGTAGTTAGGCAATATACAAAAGCATCTGAAAAAATAAACAGAGTTCATCCGACTCAAAAACCTGTTGATTTAATATCTTGGTCAGTAAATAAATTTTGTGATAAATCAAATCTTATATCTGACTTTTTTTTAGGTAGTGGCTCAACAATGGTAGCTGCACACCAACTCAAAAGAAAATGTTACGGAATGGAACTTGATCCGAAGTATTGTCAAGTCATAATAGACAGAATGTTAAAGTTAGATCCTTCATTAATTGTTGAAGTAAATGGCAAAAAGTATGAACAAAACTGAACAGCATAAAAAAGCAATAATAGAGGCATTGGAGAAATCTTTAGGTGTTGTCACAACAGCTTGTAAAAATGTAGGCATAGGCAGAACACAATTTTATAACTGGTTAAAAGATGACAAGGCATTTGCAAAAGAGGTTGACGAGATAAAGAACATAGCCTTAGACTTTGCAGAAAGTCAACTCCATAGACAAATTGGAGAAGGTTCAACAGCCGCAACAATATTCTACTTAAAAACCAAAGGTAAGCAAAGGGGGTACGTTGAGAGACAAGAGATACACCAAATGGCCGATAATTTGTTTGAGGTGGAAATACTAGGCGGTGAAGATTCAGACGAATAAAGTATACGGACATCTTCTCAAGTCAGACAAGAAAATTGTAGTTGAGCAAGGGGGAACAAGGTCAGGTAAAACATATAACATTTTGCTGTGGATAATATTATATTATTCAACAAACGTAAAAGGTAAAATAATTACAATATGTCGTAAGTCGTTTCCATCTCTTAGAGCTTCTGTAATGCGTGACTTTTTTGAGATACTTAGAAATAGCGGAGCATACTTTGAGGAGTTACATAATAAGTCAAGTCATGAGTACAACTTAAATGGAAACATTGTAGAGTTTATTTCATTAGATCAACCTCAAAAGATTAGAGGTCGCAAAAGGAGTTTATTATATTTAAATGAAGCTAATGAGCTTTTTTATGAAGACTGGCAGCAGTTAATTTTTAGAACAGATGGAAGAATAATATTAGACTACAATCCTTCTGATTCTTTTCATTGGATTTATGACAAGGTAATTCCTCGTGATGATTGTGACTTTTTTCAAACAACTTACAAGGACAATCCTTTCTTAGATGATACAATAAGAATGGAAATTGAAAGGCTGAAAGGTACTGACGATGATTATTGGCGAATATATGGACTAGGCGAAAGGGGAGCAAGTAGGGCAACAATCTTTCAATTTAGTATTGCAGATATTCCAAAAGGCGAACTGGTTTCATTTGGCTTGGATTTCGGATACACCAATGATAGTACAGCCCTTGTTCAGGTTTACAAGGATGGTGATGACTTATACATTCACGAGATGATGTATCACACACACCTTACAAATTCAGACATATCAGAGAAGTTTGCAGAGTTAGGTCTTACAAGATATGATGAGATATGGGCAGACTCAGCAGAGCCTAAAAGCATAGAAGAGCTTCACAGATTTGGATGGAAC